CAGAACAAAGGTTTATCATTTCTACTTATTATTAAGGGTGTTGCGAAAATATAAAAACGTTCCTATAATAGTCTATATGACGAAGCGAGCCTTAAAATCTATTTTTCAAAAGTTTTTGTTGCAAGATGGTAGAGAATGTACAAACAGTCATGGGCAAACAAAAGTAGATGAATGTAATTGTGATATTATGTTCACTGCTACTCATGATAAATTCCCTTACCCATTATCTCAGATAGTGCATCGTTATAAAAATAATGTAAAGAAAACGTATTCTGAGATGTATGAAGAATTTGTTGTCGGTATTTCTCATAAGTGGTATCTTTACAAGGGTAGGATTATGAAGATAGAAGGAAGTCATAATATTTTGGAAGCATTAAATTCTATCTCAGTCAATGTAGGTCCAAACCAGTATCCGGTTCCTCCTCCATTTCAAGGTACTATACCCTGTGAAGCAGAGTTCGTTTTAAACGAAAAGATACTACTTCCGTATAAAGAGTGGGATGTTCTCTATTTTTCATCCTATTTGAGAATAAAGAAACCAATGTCTTGGTGGCATACCAAGATTTGGAAATATGTTAAAACATCAAAGATATATATTCCTGGCACGCCATGGAATGATAATGGTTATACACTATTGGAGAGAGCAGTGAGGTCTATGTCTTTTTTTAATAGTGCGTTTTGTGGAGTTTCTATTAAGCAAAACGATGAGTATATTGATTATCCTTTTAGTGCTTACTCTCATGAATCATTATACCCTCATAAGATTAAGAAGTTAGTAGAGCGATATAATAAGAATACGCATCAAATGCCTCCTTTGATGCAAGAGAATAAGCATATTATACCTTTAGCTATATCGATGATGAGTAAAGAACAAGGATGGGATAAGCTTTATCATACAATAACTTGGAAATATGACAAGGCAGTACAAGATTGCGTAGTCATCTCTATGAATGCATCTTCAGGAGGACGACCAGGTCCTGAACAGAGATATACTATGCAATCAGGAGTTGTTAAGCACGTTACGGTGCGAGGAAAGAAATTAGAGCAGATTCCTTATGCTGCAAAAATTATAGATAAAGCGGTTGATGATTTTCGATCAGGCGGTTCTTATCAATTGCCTATGCCTACTCATCGTATTGTGGTTAAACAGCAGATTATGCACGCTGAAGATATTACTCTTGAAGCGCTTGAGAAAGTTAATAATAAAGCTAGAGAGTATTTTATACCTGATTTAATCACAATACTAAATTCTCAGGTAGTTCATGGATATAGACAGAAGATAGAGCGAGGAAACCTTATTCAATAGGTCGAGATTGGAATAGAGGTGGAATGGAAAGCTTTGCGGAGTACTTTAGATATGATGATAGCGATATGAGATATGTAACATTTGATATATCAGCATATGATACTAGTGTTGTTAAGCAAATGTTGCAAGTGTACTCCAGATGGTCTAAAGTTTATCTAAAGTTTGAGCAAGAATTAGATAAGCAGTTATATGAGCAGATGCTTAATGTAGCGACACATCGTCTTATTATAAAAATAACTCAAGTGATAGGAGATATATGGCGAGTTATTGACGGTGTTATGCCTTCTGGTGCATATGAAACCTCTCATGGAGATAGTTGGATAACAGCTCTTGTCTACTATTCAATGTTTACCTATTATATGATCACTGATATAGAATTTAAAATTAAATATACTCAAGCAGTAAAAGAAAAGAAAATAGCTTTAGCAGTATATGGTGATGACAAC